TTCTTCTTTTACAGATAATCCTCACGAAAGATTAGAAAAAGCAGAGATGCAGATTTGTGAAGATTGCATTAATCAGCTTTATAAACTTATCAAATAATTAAAGATAATAAGAAGATGAATATGTCAAAAATAATTTCAATAATAGCTTTAATAAGTTTTATAGCATTACAAGTAATTGGAGAAAAAGTTGATGCTTGGGTTCCAGCTTGTTGGTGTATTATATATTTAATTAAATCAAAATAAAGACCTAATAAACTAATATGCCAACACCAAAACAATATTCAAATCTATCTAAAGAAGAAAAAGATAACCTACATTCTAAATGTTGCGAGGGAACAAATAAAGCACAAAAAGCAATGGTTGATAAATTAGAAGAAGAGCAAATAATAATAAATAATATGATATTAGAATTATTTATAATTACAGATGCCAAAGGTGTTATTAGTATTACTTACAAAGAATTAAAATGCTGGTGCAGAGATGTGTTGCAAGGTTTTACTTTCATTTTGACCTGATTTGCTATCCTCTGTTAAATGACTTGAAGGCAACAATAGATGAGTCAGCCAGCAACAAATTATAGTTTGACTTTTAAAGAGTTATAAATTAAAATAAATATATGAAGATATTTACATACGGAGTGTTTGATCTATTACATAAGGGACATATAGATTTACTATGGGAAGTAAGAGAAATGGCAGACGAACTAAAAGCACAAATGATAGTTGGAGTTTTTACAGACAAAGTAGCAGAAAGCTTCAAGAGAAAACCAGTAATGAATATCAAGGAAAGGATAGATGCAATAGAAGCACTAAGAATTGCTAATAAAATTGTAGAACAACACGAATTATCTCCTAACTATCTAATTAACATTTTAGAGATTGATAAAATAGTAAAAGGTCCCGGAGCAGATTATGAAACCATTAAGGTTCCTTGCGAAAAAATACTACTTGATTATCACGGAAAAATATCAACAAGCGAAATAATTAAAAGAATTAAATTAAGAGAAGATTTATGATTATATCAAATCACTTAATAGGCAAAATGCCTATACCTAAAGAAGCAATAATTAGAATAAACTTAGCTTGGATAAAAGATAAAGAAGAAGCTAGGAAGATCATACAAGAAACAAAAAATTATATTTATCTTGACTATCCATCAGGAAGAACAAAACCACCAAAACCAACAATCAGCTTTTCTGAAGCAATGGACCTAGCAAACATATTTCAAGACAAGGTTAAGTATTTCGCAGTATCAAATATAGAGGACGAGTATCAAGTAATTGGTATCAAGAGTAGATTGCCAAAATCAACAGAGTTCGTTCCTAAGATTGAAACCATTAGAGGTGTTGAAAACATTAAGAGGATAGCTGAAGAAGTTGATATAATGATGTTAGACAAAGAAGACCTCTATGTTGATGCTATGGGAGATACTGATTTATATTTGAGCTTGGTTGATAAAGTAAGGAATTGTGGAGCTAAGGTATTAGAATTACAGGGAGTTGTTTTTATGTGATATGACAATAAAAGAACAGGCGATCCAAAACTTAAAAGATATTAAAGCGATACTAAACGAACTTGGAATTATATTTTGGCTTGACTTCGGAACGCTATTAGGGGCATACAGGGACAAGGACTTCTGCGAGGGAGATGAAGACGATGTAGATCTTGGACTGTGGTATAAGAACAAATCAAAAACAGAAGAAGTGATTAAAAGAGCAGAAGAAAAAGGATTTATAGTATTACATAATTGGAAAAATGAAATAACTCTTGGCAGAGGAGATAGCAGGGTTGACCTATTCTTTTATCACAGGAACGGAGAAGAAGCATATACAAATCTTTATACTATTAAGGACGAGGTAGCAAACTATGTTGTAGTTCCGGCTAATTTAATAGAGAACTATCAAACAATAAACTTCTATAAAGAGGAGTTTTTAATTCCAAGTCCAGTAGAGGAATATCTTAAAGTAAAATATGGCGACTGGAAAACACCAATCAGCAGAGAAGTTTACAGGCCATCTAACTCAAACTTACACAAGGCAGTAAGGCATAAATACGAGATTAAACCACTATCAGATATTACTATACTGATAACTACATTTAAGAGGCCGGAGGCATTAAAGAGATTACTAAAATCAATTAAAAAGTATTATCCTAAAATAAAAATACTTGTTAATGATGATAGCGAATACGATAAAGGTGTTTCTTGGTCAAGAAACTATCTTGTTAGTCAGGTGAAAACTCCATATTACTTATTACTTGATGACGATTTTGTTTTTACAGAAGATACAAAAATAGAATTATTACTTGATAAATTGAAAACAGGATATGACATTGTTGCTGGAGCAGTTAGAAATACAAAGGGAGAAGTAACTCATTATGAGGCAAGATTATGGATTGAGGACGGAGTATTAAAAAGAGAAATGACAAACCAAGAACCTTTTGATATTGTGCTTAATTTCTTTGTAGCTAAAAAAGAAGTTTATGGTTGGGACGAGGAAATGAAAACTGGAGAACATTCAGCTTTCTTTTGGGACAACAGGGGAAAATGGAGAATAGGTTATGATCCTAATTGTATAGTAGATAACATACCAATTTTAACAGAAGAATACAAAGAATACAGAAGTAGAGCATTAACATATATCAATAATTGGATGCAAAAAAGAGGCATAATTAGTTCTTATATGGAATTAAAAGCAACTGGATATACAATACCTAAAATAATACATCAGTTCTGGGTAGGAGATAAAGAAGTTCCAATGGAATGGATCAATACTTGGAAAGAAAAAAATCCTAACTTCAGACATATGCTTTGGACCGAAAAAGAGATTGATAAATTAAACTTAGTAAATAGAGATAAATACGATACTTTCTATAAAGACAAATGTTTTAATGGTTGTAGCGATGTAGCAAGATATGAAATACTTAAAAAATACGGAGGTGTTTATATTGACGCTGATTGTGTGTGTTTAGAAAGTTTTGAAGATGCTCCATTTATGAAAGAGGATTTCTTTGTAGCTTACGAGGGAGATGAACATTATTTTTCAGGGGAAACATCTTTAAGAAAAGAACAGATTGATAAATATGAAAATGTAGTTAGAAGATTAGCAACATCACCAATAGGAACAAGACCGGACCACCCAATACTTGATAAATGTATAGACGAAATAGGAAAGGCAAAAGAGATATATCCACCTTGGAGAAAGGTAGCTAATGTAATGCTAACAAGGGTTGTTAAAGATTTTGATGTTAAAATACTACCTCCATATATGTTCTTTCCAACACATCACGATGGATTTAAGAATAAAATAGACGGAAAGGTTTATTCAGACCACTACTTCGGAACTACAAAGAAGCTATATAAGGACAAGGAGTGTAAAATTGAGAAAGATGAAGTAGGGCCAACAAAAGAGATTAAGATGTCATTAAATGATATAACATTTGTATTAACAACGATAAATAGAAACAAGAGTTTAGAGAATCTACTTTTCTCAATAGCAAAGTATTGTCCAAGTCAAAAAGTTATTATAGCAGATCAAAACAAGGAGCTTGATAAAGATTATTATATTGATTTGTGGACCAAGTTATCAAAAAAAGGAATGTTAAAACCATTAGCTTTTAGTGTAGGATATGATGTTGGACTATCTTCAGCAAGAAACAAGCTACTTAAAAAGGTAGAAACTAAATACGCATTGATATTAGATGACGATTTTGTTTTTACAGAAGATACAGATATTTCAAAAATGAAGGAAGTAATGGAAAAAAATTATAGAATAGGAGTTGTTGGTGGTGCAGTAATAAACGGAAATGAAGAACTAAACTTTAACTTTAATTTTGAAAGAAATAAAGATACACTATATCAGAAAGAGATAAAAAATGAGTGGAATATATACAAGGGAATAAGTTATGTATTATGTGATTGTGTTCTTAACTTCGCTTTAATCAGAAAAGAAATAATGAAAGATATTAAATGGGACGAAAAGATAAAGATACAGGGTGAGCATACGGACTTCTTTTTGAGATTAAGAGATACAAATTGGAAAGTAGCATATTGTCCCGAAGTCAAAATAGAACATCGCCAATCAATAACAGGAGAATACAAAAAGTTAAGAGAAAGAAATGAATTTTTTGTAGAGATGATGAAGAAGCATCGCCTTAAAAAATATCAATACTTAAATGGCAGGGTATTTGAGTTAGTAAATAATGAAATCATAACATATAAAATATGAAAAAAGTTTTAATCACCGGACATAGAGGGTTTATAGGTTCTCACTTGATGAGGCATATAAGCATAAATAAGATAGCAGAAACATCAGGAATAGACATTGTAGATGGCACTAATATCTTTACGCACGATACAATACCGGACATTGATATAGTATTTCACCTAGCAGGACAAACAAATGTAGGAAGCTCAATACAAGACCCTTTCTTTGACGCAACAATGAATATAATGGCCACGATAGAGTTATTAAAGAAATACCCTAACGCTAAAATTATATTCGCAGGTTCAGTAGCAAGTAAAGATATACAAAGTCCTTATGGACTATCAAAAAAGACAGCAGGAGAATATATCAAGTTGTTAGCTAAAAAATGGGTAATATGTAACTTCCCTAATGTCTATGGAGAGGGAAGCAAGGGAGTAATTGACACTTGGTTAAGAGAGAAAGAAATAGTAGTTACTGGTTGGGGCGTTCAGACAAGAACATTTGTAAATGTATTTGATATTTGTGAGGCGTTAGTCAAAGCTATGGATTGGAAACAAGGAGAATACGATTTAGGAAGTGGGGTAGAAACGCCGATCAAGGAAGTAGCAGAAATGATAGCCAAAGAAAAGGGAAAGGAAGTATTTTATGGAGAAGATAAGAAAGGGGAAATACTTAACTCATTAGTCCAAAACACTACTCCTGATTGGTCACCAAGAGTAGATATAATTAGTTATATTAAAAGTAAATAATATGGAAATTACACAAGAAAAAATAGACAAGTTATTTGATATTAGTGCAAGGTTAGATAAGAAAGAAGAAGAAATAAGAATAGAGGAGTCAAAAGCGTTAATGAATGTTAACAGAAAGATAAAGCATAAAGATCAATTCGTAAATGAAAAAACTTTATGGGACGAGTTAAGATATGCTGGAGCTAATGGTGACGCAGGAAAATTACTTAAAGAAAAATATCCCAAAGTTTTTAGTTTAGGAGAGGAGCATAGTTTGATAGCTAAAGAGTTGTCAGAGTTTTGTCAGGTTGAATTAGAGATAAACTTTAAGGAAGTAAGAATAACTGATATAATTAAACTATGCTTAAGTTTAGTAGATTATAAGTTAAATAAAAAGAAATAATATGAAAAAAGTAATTTTAACATTATCAATCATAGCATTACTATTTTTAGCAACACCAACATTAGCAGTTGGACCAAAGGAGTGGCAAAAAGCAGTTAACGACATTATAGAGCTTCAGGAGAAGTGTGGAGGTAATGAGGTTAAGATACAGAACCTTGAAGTAAGGGTAGCTAATTTAGAAGTAGAAAATACTAATCTAAAAAACAAGGTAGGAATACTTGAAAGAATGTTTAATGAGTTAAGAGGATTATTAGTGCAAGTAGTTCAGATGTTAATTGGTTTAATAAATAGATAATGACAGAAGAAAATATTATAAACTTTATAGAAAGAAATAACTGGATAGAAGCTAAGTCATATTCTAAAACAGCTCCTCTTGATAATGTTAAGTGGGTAGATTTTAATAAAGTTTGGGCAAATGATTATAATCCTAATAGTGTAGCTAAAATAGAAATGAACCTATTGTTTAATTCAATAGAACACGACGGCTATACTCAACCAGTTGTAACGATATATGACAAAGATAATGATAAATATATAATAGTTGATGGATTTCATAAATGGTTGGAAAGATGAAGATATATGTAATGAACTTGGCATGGAAACAGAAGAATTATTAAAGCTAAAACATCTTACTGGATTTTCAAAGCTATTCAAAGATATAGAATACAAAAGGTCGTGGCAATCTAAAGAGCAAATAGAATTAGAGAGAAAAGCTAAACTAAATGAACAAACAGATGGAAAATAAATTAGAGATAATAAAAATAAAGACAACAAACATTAAACCATACTGGAGAAACGCAAGAGATAATAGAAAGACGATAGAGATGATAAAGGACTCAATATCACTATATGGTTTTACTAATCCTATATTATTAGACAAAAATAATGTTATAATAGCAGGACATGCAAGATATAAAGCATTAGTAGAACTTGATTGGGAATATATTGACTGCATAATTTTAGATCTTACGGAGGAAAAAGCAAAACAATATAGAATAGCCGATAATAAGATACACGAAGCCACAGAGTGGGATTTAGACGAATTAGGCAAGGAATTAAGAGAGCTTGATTTAGATGTTATGCAGAAGTTCTTTAAGACCGATATAAAATTAGATTTAGGTAAAGATTTAGATTTTAAGCTTGGGTTTAATGTAACTAACGAAGATATTAAAAAAACACAAGACAGATTAGATATTGTAAATAGAGAGATAGCAGAAAATGACCAAAACAGAAAAGTAGAGGTTATTTGTCCATATTGCCAAGAGGCATTTTACTTAAATAAAGAAGACATATGATAGAAGAAAAAAAAGAAAATGATATAATAAGAAATGAAAAGGGTCAGATAGTAAAGGCAATTGCTCAAAACACAAACAAGAACGGAACAGCAGGAAGACCTACTGTTATGACTCCGGAAACACTCCATAAATTAGAATCAGTATTTGCTATAGGTGGAACAGATATGGAAGCTTGTTTTTTCGCAGGAATATCGCCTCAAACTCTTTATAATTATCAAGCAGACAATCCTGATTTTATTGAGAGGAAAGAGATGTTAAAAGAAGGACCAATACTAAAAGCAAGGCAGACAGTAGTTGACTCATTAGAAAACCCTGATTATGCTTTTAAGTATTTAGAGAGAAAGAAGAAAGACGAGTTTAGCACAAGAGTTGAAAATGAACACAGGGGAGATAATTTAATTAGTCAATTAGATGAACAAAATAAAAGAACAAAAGAAATAATAGAGGAATGGCAAAATGCAAACAATAGCAAACAACCCAGCATTAAAGAACCAGATAATAGACCTGAAGCCGGACCTACCGGAAATAACGGAGATAGACAGAGCGATGACTCTGGACCTTGCGAGTCGGTTTAATATAGACGGAGTTAGCTTTGACAAACTGATAACAGAGGGACAGATAAGAATACTTTGTGCTTTAATAAAAGGGGATCATAAAAGAATTGAAATACTATGCTCTACTCAATATGGAAAATCATTAGTTGTAGCTTTATCTTGCAATATACTTGCTTGTATATTAAGAAAAAGAGTTGTTATAGTAGCACCATCAGCAGGAAAAGCTAAAATCATAATGAGGTATGTTATAGACCATTTAGGAGATAATAAAATGTTTGAGAACGAGCTTGAGCCGGACTCAAAATTAGATAGATTGAGATTAGAGGGAAGCAAGGAAAGGTTATCATTTAGAAATGGTGGGGCCATATTCATTATTTCAGGAAACGAGAATAATTCAAAAAAGAAAATAGAGAGTGCTATGGGAGAGGGAGCAGAGGTAGTTATTTTAGATGAAGCTTGTTTAGTAAGTGATGATGTAGAAGCTACCATATTTAGAATGATAGCAGGTAAGGGAGCTAATGCTATTTATTGTAAGATAGGAAATCCATTTTATAGATTGCCACCATATTCACATTTTTGGAATAGTTGGAATGATCCGAAATATCATAGGATATTTATTGACGCTAATATAGCAACACAGGAGGGAAGATACTCAGAGGAGTTCTTGGACGAAGCAAGATTAAAGCCGTTCTTTGATATATTGTTTTTATGTGAGTTCCCTGAAGAAGATACAATAGACCCTCAGGGATACAGGCCATTAGTTTTAATGAAAGACCTAAAGTATGGAATGACAGTTGATATATTGAAAGACATAATTAGAAAGGATATTAGCAACAAGGAGCAAAGGTATCCGTTGATTATAGGTTGTGATATTGGAGGTGGAGGAGATTATAATGTTTATGTGGCAAGATATGGAGCATTTGCGTGTGTATTGGGAAAAAATAGGGCTAACGATACAATGGTCAACATATCAGAATTAGAGAGATTGGCAGAGGAGTGGAAAGATTTAGGATTTAGTTGGGAAAATGTTAATATAGATGATGTAGGAGTTGGTAGAGGAGTTTCTGATAGATTGCTAGAAAAAGGTTATCCTATAAACAGTGTTAATGTAGGGACATCTTCTCTTGATAAATCAAAATACGCAAACCTAAAAGCAGAGTTATTTTGGAAGTTAAGATTGTGGACTATAAACTTAAACTCAAGATTAGATTCTTTATCAGAGTGGCAACAGATAACTTGGATAAGATACAAGACGAGTTCAGACAAGCAGGTGAAGATAGAACCCAAAGAAGATTTGAAAAAGAGGTCAGGAAAATCACCGGACTTCGCAGAAGCGTTAATGTTAACATTTTACGAGAGAGCAATAATAGGTTTTATATAATATGAACGAAAAAAAGACGAGGAAAGATCACGAGATAGAAAATAAAGATGAAAGAAAGTGGTTTAGCTATCTTAAGGAAAAGGGAATTGTAGTCGGATATGGTCAATTAGAACTAACGGCTATAATTAAAAATGGAAAGATAGTCGCTTTCAGGAGCGTCAAGGAGGTTGATAACTTTAATATCAGAGAAGAATAGTTATTAACACTTGACATTATTTTTTATTAAGAATATAATTTAGTAAATAGAATATAAACGACATAGTTCTTGAGGCACAAGGACAACTAGTCAGAAATGGCTTTGGTTGTCCTTTTTTAATATAACAATGGAAAATAACTTTACAAAAACAATAAACGGATTCATAGATAGCATAAAAAGAAAAACACTTTACGGACTTTATAATACCAATGATTTCGGATTCACTGATTATGAAAAGAAAGAAGCATTATCTCTTTACTACCTTTCAGCATATTTGAATAAGGCAATAAACAAGAGGGCAGAGAAAGTAGGTTCAACTAAGTTCTTGGTCAAGGACTTAAAGGGCAATGTTTTAGAAGACGCAGGACAGGTAGAGTGGATATATAAGCTATTCAACAGACCAAACAAGATAATGTCAGGTAAGCAGTTCTTTACTAGTTTACAGAAGCATAAAGATGTCTATGGAAAGGCGTATGTTTTATGTCGTTATGAGGGGGAAGCACCAGAGCTATTCGGAAACGATACATTAAAGAAAGTTAAAAAGATTGAGTCAATGCACTTACTTAATCCTGTATTAGTAAAAGAAAACTTTAACATAAAAACAAACGAGATTGAAACATATACTTATACCAGCAAGGAAGCAACAGCTATATATAAAGCAACAGAGGTTGTTAGAATCGTAAGACCAAAGCCAAACGACCCATTAGAGTATGAATCAATAATAGAAGCAGGAAAGAAGATTATATCAACCGGAATACAATTAGATGATTACCAGTCAAACATATTAAAGAATGGTGGTAGCGTAAAGGGAATGGTAAAGTTCAAGGAAGCTAATCTAACAGCAGACCAAGTAGAGAAACAGAAAGACAGATACAAGCAACAAGTATCAGAAGCTAAAAGAGCAGGTATTCCATTATTCTTAGGAGGTGATGCAGAGTATAGTGAAACAGGATTGAGGCCCGAAGAACTTGGATACATAGCGAGCAAGAACGCAGTGCTTAATGACATTTGTATTTTGACAGGAGTTCCAAAATCAATACTTGGTAATTTTGATGAGATTAAATACGACAACGCTAAAGCAAGTCATAGGATATTCTTACAGGAAACGATAGCACCTGAAGTTGACGATATAGTAGAGTCATTTAACTGGACTATTATACCCGACCAATACAACCTATCCTACGAGGAGTTCATACCTGAAGACATTAAAGAGAAGATTGAAATACTACAAGCAGGAAGCAACTCTTACTGTCTAACAACAAACGACAAGAGAAAGATAATCAATAGCATTGTGGGAAATATAGACGAAGTAAAAGAGGGCGACACAATCTTAGCTCCTTTCAATCTTTCACCATTGGGAACAAGCACAGGTGAAACAGAAAAGAAAATCAAGACAAAGGGATTGATAGCTTTCCTGAAAGAAGAGTCAAAATTAAAATACGCAGAAGTGGTTAACAAGTTTATAGACAAAAGAGCAAAGACACTTGAGGAGGGAGTATTAAACTTTGCAAGAGAGCAGGAGAAAAGAGTGTTCAAGGCGTTAACCTTTGAAAAGAAAAAAGGAATAAAGACAGACCTAAATGAGATAAAGGGCGAAGAAATAAAACTAGCAGTAGATTTTATACTACCATACCTTGAGAAGTTTATTGAGGACGCAGGAAATGATGCTCTAGATATGTTGGGATTAAGTAAGCCGTTAGAGATAACAGATAGAATGAAAAAGATAGCAAAAGCAAGGGCAGAGTTTTATGCAGAGTCAACAACAGACACCACCTTTGATAAATTATTCAAAACATTAACAGAGGGATTTGAGGGTAATGAAACAATACAAACACTAACAGAGAGAGTGCAGAATGTTTTTAAGGAGTTCCCTGAACACAGAGCAGAGATGATAGCAAGGACAGAGGCAACAGTTTCTAACAATGACGGCTTATTAGAATCATACAAGCAGTCAGGAGTAGTAGAGGGAAAGGAGTGGATAGCAGTTATGGACAGCAAAACAAGACCTGAACATCAAATGTTAAATGGAGAAGTAGTAGAATTAAATAAGAACTTTAGCAATGGACTACCATATCCCAGCGAGCCAAATTGTCGTTGTGTTATTGGTCCAGCAATAGATGAATAATAAAAATATGAAAACAAAACTATACAAAGAATACAGTGTTAGTATAAAAAGCGTTGATCCTGAAAACGCAATAATTGAGGGTATATTTTCAACAGAAGATGAAGATAGACACGGAGATGTAGTTAGGCAAAATTGGGACTTGAAGAAATATAAGTTAAATCCTGTTATTTTAGATAGCCATAACTATTGGAGTGCAACAGATGTTATTGGTATTGCAGAGAAGATAGGCATCAAAGATGGCAAGTTGGTTGGTAAGATCAAGTTTGCTGTTCAAGAGAACCCAGTAGCAAAGGTTATTTATGACCTTTATGCCGGAGGATTCCTAAAAGCATTTTCAGTAGGATTTATACCAAAGGAGTTCTCAGCATCAGGAGAGATATTGAAATCAGAACTTTTGGAAATATCAGCAGTTTCAGTTCCTGC